CTTATTTTTATCATTTTTAATAGATAATAACTCATTCGCTGAAAAATATTTATAATTGTTATGCGCTTTTTTAATCATATTTCGAATAAGATATAATGAAAATTTATTTTGCGTAGTTTCAATTCCAAATAATTGTATTTTAATCATTTGTGATAAATTATTATTATTAAAAGTATAATATACATGTGATGCTTGTACAGTATGTAATTGAATAATACCATCTACAACAACATTTAGTGGATAATTAATATTCGGATTTAATCCCAAAATATGAAGTATATATAAATATCTATTGGTTTTATTTATATCCATATTTTGGGTAATATTTATAATATTCATATTAATATTCGAATTAATATTATTATCAAAACTATCTATTGTATCAATAAAATGTGTATTCATATTCGTATCAAAATCATTTATATTATTATAAATGATTTCACCTTTGGTGTCTGTTGAATTTGATGTATTCGATATATCCATATTTATAATATTAGTATTAGTAGCAGTAGCAGTAGCAGTAGCAGTAGCAGTAGCAGTAGTAGTAGTAATATTCATCGTATTGGATATTTATTATTTAATATAATATATTCTATTATATTAAATAAATTAATTTTCAGTTTTTACACTATAAAGATATTACTATCTTTATTAATTAAATCATCAATAATTGCATTTTCATCTAGTTTAATATTAATATCTGTTTGACTTAATCCTAATTGAATACTTGATACATTTAATTCTGTATTTTCTAATATATCATTATCCATCAATAAATTACAATAACCAGTTCCACCATTAATCATACGCCCGATAATAATTCTGGATGATACACTTTTTAATTTGTCAGTTTCATTAAATGCAGCTGCATTTATAAATTGTTCCATTGTCTTCTCAAATGATGCTCGAGCTAATGGATCTGTATCCTGACGATTAATACCATGTCTATCAATTGATATTAATGATCCACTGTGTGTCATAACATCAACTAATAATGCAATATGATGATAGTTAACTTTAATTAAGTCTGTAATTTCATTAATTAATGCATTTCTAACTGCTTCAATTCCAAAATTTGCATAAATTGAATACATATCATTTGTAATAGTTCGTGCATGATCTATTCCCGTTATACTACGAATTCCCGACATATTAATGCCTTCTGTCGTTAACATATATTGTTCTTCATTTTTAATTTCTCCATCTTTATTAATTTCAATTTGTGATTGTGATATTACATCTATTTGTGAAATACCATCAAATCCTTTCAAATTAAATGATGTTAAAATATAATTTTGTAATTCTATAATTTTATTAATATCATAATTATTCAAATCAATACGAATGTGAATAACTGGGTTCATATCATTTTCATTATTCGATAATATAGCACAATTTGTAACTCGATTAAATATTTCTTTTTCTGTTTTATTAATAGTTTTATTATCTGATAATCTTTTTCTCCAAAATTTTACAAACTGAACTTTAATATCCATTAATTTTAATTTTTTCGCATACAACATTTCTTTATTAATACTAAATCGAAACATCCATGGTAATTTTTTAAGTTCTAATTTAATATCATAAATTTGCATTACCGTATTTATATCTATTTTATCTGATTGCATATATCCATTTTTAATATCCGGATCATATCCAATATCACCTTTCAATACAATATCTTTTAATGTTAAATAACTAATATATGATGCTATTTTATATGCACTTTCTTTATCATGACGATATTTTTCATCTAAATATATATAAAATATAGGTGTTTTAATATTTTTAGTGCATCGTAATATCTCGTTCATTCTTGCAACACCCTTAGTTCCTTTTTTAATAGCACCAGCTGAATGTTTTGTATTTAAATTTAATTGTGTAGTTTGTTCTCCCATACTTTGAGCTCCTACAATACCAACCATTTCACCTGGATCTACAGTTGCTTTATTAAAAGCATTGATAATTTCTAATTTAACATTTTCCAATATTTTTTTAGTAAATTTATATTCTAATATACATCTTTTAGGTGCTAAGTATTCATAAATCGAAATTATAAACAGATATTTATTTGTATCTTCTATACTTTTACGAAAACTATCATTATTTCTTTCATTACGTGTCATACAAAATAACTTAGTATTACGTGATGATATAATTTCATCAATTGTATTGATTACATCTTCATATTCTAAGTCTTGTTTAGACTCTTTATTAATATTACTATTAATAATACGATATATATTCACAGGTAATTTAAATGTATCCATAAATGTAATGTAACTTAATGTTGATTTCACACATATTTTTCTTAAATTATTACGGAAATCTATTAATTTATTATAATATTCTTCATTTAATTTACTTACATTTTTTAATTCATTTTGACTTTTTACTTTCTTTAATTCATCTTTACTAAAAATAAATTGTTCACGTATAGATGTATTACTCATTGTTATTAGTTTTATTTTTACTGGTTTTTGTCTGACTTGATCTAAATTTGATCCACCATAAAAATATTGTAATATTTGATTGTTTGCACTTCTAACTAAACCATCATATGTTACCATTAAATCTTCCATTCCTTTAATTAATTTACGTTGAATATATCCAGTGTCAGCAGTGTCAACTACATGTAATCCATTTGCCAATCCAAAGTTTAATGTACTAGGAATAGTCAAATCATATACTTTAGGATATTTTGCAACATCAATTAGATTAATCTCAATAATTTCATCAAGTACAACATCATTTTGTGATTGAAGACCAATGTATTCTTCTGGTAAAATACCAACACGTGCTTTTAACATATTTACAATATTACTTGTATTTTCATCTTTCATATTTGTTTCATTATTTTTTAAATAATCATTAATACTTGTTACAGATTGTGTCAAATATTGATTTATATTTGTAACTGGTAACGTAGATAATACAGGAGGTTCAGGTAAATTCATTGTTACTGGTACAAAATTACCTACACATACATCTGGTGTTGATGTATGTTCAAATTGTTTTGTTTTTTCATTATAAATAAGTAACGATTTTGATTCTGTTACAATTACTTTTTTGCCACTTTTCGTTTTAATCTCATATAATTGTTTTCCAGGATCATGACGTGTAATTGCTGAAATTTCACCCCAAGTTACATTACCATCTGCATTAGTTGTAGGAATAAATATTTTATTATTATTACTAATATCTAAATATTCCATTTCTCTTTCTGTAAAATGTTGTACTTTCTCTTTATTACTATCTAAAAACATATCAATCCATTCACCAATCAATACATTTTTAATTAATCCATTATCTAATATTACAATTGGTGTATCACCTGTTACAGATTTAATGGCTGTATCAATCAAGCCATCTCTTGCCACCATCTGATGAAAGAAAAATTCTGTTGGTTGTAATCCATTAATATATGAGCTAGCAATAAATCCACGAGCTTGTGGTGTATCATCAAATTGATGAAAATGAGGTAATGTTCGGTTATTTACTTTTTTGGCAATTCTTTTATTGTTTAATGCTGCTTGACCAACAATATTCGAAATTTGTCCAATACCTTCGGCTTTACCTTTTGCACCTGATGTAACCATAACATAAAAGTTATTATCGGATGTTGTAGCATCCATTACAATTTTACCCATGTTACCTGCATGAGCAGATAACATAGTTGCTAAGTTATCTTCAAAAATATTTTCATCTAATAATCCAGGATGATTTTCTTGTTCTGTAATCAAATGTTTTACATCTAATATTAATTTATTTGTTTTATCTCGAATATCTGTTACAATCGACGGGTTTACGATACAATCTTTAATACCAATTGTAAATCCTTTAAGATGCAACCATGATAATATTACTTTTTGTAAATTATCAATAAAATCACGAGTTTTTTCACCACCGTATTGATCGTATATTGTATTTGAAAATCCATTTGCTGCACTTAATGAACCATGATCTATTCTACCTGACATATATTTACCATTGGTTACATTAATTTTACCAATAGAAAGATTTATTTTAGGAATTAAATAACTTAATAATTCATATGTACTACTTTCTTTTTTAGGTACATCTGTAATATCTATATTTTGTGTATTCATTAATGTTTTCATTATTCTATTCCATGTTAATGATTGATCTGTTTCAGTAAATATAAATGATCCTAATACACCATCTTGCACTAATTGAATAATTGGTTCTGTATTTTTAGGTGAAATAATGTTATTTGTTACATTTGCTAACATTGATAATTCTACAATAGATTGTATTGTCTGTGGTACAAAAATATTCATTTCATCACCATCAAAATCTGCATTGTATGGCTTACACACACTTGGATTCATTCTAAATGTAGAAAATGATTCATTCATTGTCACTTTAACTTTGTGACCCATCATACTTAATTTATGCAAACTAGGTTGACGATTGAATAATACATAATCACCATCAATTAAATGTCTTTCAACAATATCACCATATTGTAATTTAATTGGTCTACTTCTATACCTAATATCATATGATATTCCATTCTTTTTAATAATTTTATTTATACCTGGATAATTATCACGGCCGTTTTTAACTAACTGTGTTAATTTATCATAATTTTCCGGAGTTACAATTTCAGGAAATGGAATGCTCATTGCAATTTTGAGTGGAATACCAACTTCATCAATACTAATAGATGGATCCGATGTAATAACTGCACGACCAGATCCTTCTACTCGTTTTCCATTTAAATTTTGTCGAATTCTTCCAGTTTTACCTGAAATACGATCTGTAATAGATTTAGTCGGTCGACCACCTGTTTTTTGTTGTGAAATAGGTAGTGCAATCTCTTCATTATTATAATATGTAGCTACGTGGTATTGTAAATGACGAATATAATCATCACTATATTTAATATCTTCACCTGATGCTGATTCTTTACTCAATAATTTTCTTACTTTAATATTACTTTTTACAATATCTGCTAATTTATGTGTTAATGTATCTTCGAATGCTGTTGTAGACAAAAAATCTTTTTTAGCAGCAGGTCGAATTGCAATTGGCGGAATTGGAAAATTAATTATAATCATATCTTCTGGTCTTGCTTTTAATATATCAAATCCCATAATTTGATAATCTAAATCTGATATATTTTTTAAAATATTATAGACTATTTTTGGTTTTAATATTTCAATAACACGTTTCTTACCTGTTTCATTCCCACCATTTTCTTCCGATACTCCGGATAATTCTGTCTCAGCTTGTATTTGAATAGTACCAGTTGTTGCTGACATTTTTTTGGTTATTATTGGTACTGGTGACCCACATGCATAATCTTGTCTTTGACAATATTTAATACCAGAAGTTAATTTTTTAATTTCTGCAAATCGTATTTTACCATATTTGTTACGAATAATTTTATTAATTTCATCAATTGGTTTATTTGGGTGTAATAACAATTTTGAACATCTAATACAGATGCATCCTAATATATTTTTTACAGTATTTATAAAACCAAGATGCCATACAGGTTCTGCTAATTCTGTATGACCAAAATGACCTTGACATATTTTATGTTCTAAACCACATGTTGCACATAAAATTTGACTATCTGTTGTCCCTAATCTTGGGTCAACTAAACCTCCTCTTTTTGGCTCCATTAAATCATATGTTTCTGCAATATTAATGCCATAAATATCACTATTGACTGCAGATGCACGTTTGATTTCATCATTACCAAATAAAGTAAATTCAATTCGGTCGATATTTGTGATTTCATCAAATCTTTCTGTCATATTATATTTATATATTGATTTTTTAAATAAATTATTAAATAATATACTTATCAATTTTTATTGATATTTACTTAAGTAATATATCAAAATATTGAAAATATATATATATAAAAACAATCCAATATTAATTACTAAGAAATGACGACTAATAAAAATACAGTTTTAATGAATAATCCATTTAATACTCCATGGCATTTATGGTATCATCATGAATTAGATAATTGGAAAACTAGCGGATATCGTAAAATATTTACAATTAATAATATTTCAGATTTCTGGGATTTACATACTAATATTGAATGTATTGGTGGTATTAACAATCAAAATTTCTTTTTAATGAGAGATGGTATAGATCCTATTTGGGAAGATCCTAAAAATAGAAATGGTGGTTGTTGGTCTATTAAATTAACTGAAATACATCGAAATTTTAATATTTGGTTAAAATTAGCATTAAAAATGGTATGTGAAAATATGTTTAAAGATCCTAAATATGATGAATCAAAAGTAATTACAGGATTATCAATTAACTTACGTAATGCAAATACCACAATTATTAAATTATGGAATAGTGATACAAAAGTTAATTCAATTAAATTATTGCATGATGATATTACTAAAGATTTTGGATACAATATTATATATAAAAAAAATAATGTTGAATATTAAATAAATATTTGGTTTATATATTTTTATATTAATAATAATATAAAAATATTATTTTGATAATTAAATAGTAGCTTTATACTGGTTGTGCTGGTGGTCTTGGTGAATCTGGAGGAGCAAAAACAATTGGTTTTAATACTTTATTATAGGTTTGTATATATTTATCATCCGTGCAAGTGAGTAAGTTACCTGCTTTATCTTTGCAGGGTTCCGGTGGGCTAACTACACCAGTTGCTCCAATTGTAGCTTTATCTACATCACATCCTGGTACATCTATTCTTAATTCTTTGGCACAGCAGCAGTTTGGTACTTCTCCGAAAAATTTATCACCCATTCCTAATGCATTTTTATGATTTAAAATTCGTTGTGCTTCAGGGGTTGGCTGACATTGAGCATCTGTATTACCTGGGCATAAGCAATCATTACATGGTTTAACTATTTGACAAAATTTATCAATATGTTTTTTTAAGATACCGTCATTTTCTTCTCGCAATTGTTTTAAAAAAGCTTCATAATTATCTATATCGTCTTGAGTAATGTTTTGTGATTTTTTTGTTGAATTGGGGTTTTTTGCAATATCATCCGCAAACATATATTTTTCTCTAGATACATTTCCGTACATTCTTAAAAATATTTCACCATATTCTCCTAATGTATATCCATCTGCATATTTGTTACCAAAAAATACAACACCAGTGTGTTTTGTAGTACTTATTGAATATTTAAATGCATAATAAGCTAACACTAGAATTACAATTACATATATTATTGCATTAATATATCCACCTAATAAGAAACCATATATCTTATCTTTTTTTATTAGATTACTAACTTGTTTTTTAAATAAATTACAATCCATACCACCTGTCATATTATTTGGACTTTCAATACTAATGTATAAATATATTAATACAACTAATAATAATCCTAATATACCAGAATTTAATTTATTATTCATAATTTAATATTTGAAAAAAACTATTAAAAATATATAATTAGTATATATTTTTACTACTTCAAATTTACGAACATAATGTTGGATTTAATGCTCTGTAACCAGGTACATTACAGCAACTGCAGGGTGAATTTATATAACAAAATAAATCAACATCATCACTATATTGTTTTCTATCTTTAGTATGTTCTATAAAACTTTCAAATACTTTTTTTCCTGGATCTGTTAATGGTATATCATCACCTTTATATTTTTCATATTGAGAAGTGAATTCAGTTAAAAATATTTTACCAAAATCAGAATACTTCAATTTAGATGATTTATTTAAAAATCCATGTACGATAATTAGTGTTAATAAAAATATTGGTATTATATACCAAATATATCTAAATTTATAAAAAAATGGTATACATTCAGGAGGGATGGGTATTTTTCCAGGTTCTACTCCTCCTAATTGTAATCTAAAATTTTCGGGTAAATTCATATACACATATGATATAATCAATATTACTGCTAATAGTAAAATTGATACTACACTATATATATTTTTATTCATAATATATTTTTTGAAAAAATTTATTATATTTAATTATTGAACTTTATTTTTTTTGACTTTTTTTATTTTTATTTGTTTTGGTTTATTTTCTTTTAATGATACAAAATATGAATATCCTTGCAATAAACAATCTGCTAAATCATCTTTTTTTGTATATGATAATAATATATTCGTCCAATATTCATTAATTATACTTTTACAAAATTCAATTGATTTTTTCTTACCTTCGGTATATGATATTTTGTTTTTACTTTTATTTTCTATAATTATATTTTCATCTATATTATCTTCTATATTATTATCTATACTATTATCTATACTATTTTTAGTTGTATTATCTTTATTTTTATTTTCATCAATAATCTTTATTGGTTCTACTACACTAAATAGACCCATTTTCCTACTAGGTGATATTAATTTTATATTACATGCTAATAATATTTTTTCATCTATAATTTTTCGTATAATAAACCAAGCATACAATGTATCTGCAATAGCTTTCATTTTAGGATTTTTAAATGTAGGCTGATTTTCTATTAAAACAATCGTAAAATTTTCAAATTTAATTTTATCTAATTTTTCTATTAATTTTACTTTTAATATTTCTATCGCATTGTCACAACCATATAATTTTGGTCCATGCTCTTCACACAAATACTTATTTAATTTGGTATTATTAATATTTGTGTTTGTATTATCTGTATTTGTATTATCTATATTTGTAGTATCCAAATTATCTATTTCTATATTATATTTTGCTTTTTTATCACATTCTGTTTCATAACAATAATGTTTTATACGTATTTTTTGACAATGATCTTTACAATAATATTTATCTTGATAAATATATTCACCGTCTTTTTCACAAAAACTGCATGTTTCTAAAGATAAATTTATTATATTCCATTGTTTAATATTTACATCTACTTTATATGTTTCTAAATCTATTTTATATTCACTTAAATTATATGCTAAATGTTTAATACCTACGTCCCATGATAAAATATTCATATAAATATATTATGATTATATATTTATATTATAATTAGAAATGTTTTCTACAAACTGCACTATACAATTCAGCACCTCCTACTTCTATTAAATTATTATTTGTAATCATTTTTTTTGAAAAAATAGCAGGTGTTCCATCATTACATGTTTTACATAATGCTTTCAAGAATATTATTTCATCTGCATGGGATATCAATTTATATAAATTTCCGAATAATTCTTTATTTGCATCTCCATTTAATCCAGCAATATATACTGATTTTGTTTCACACCATTCAATTCCATATTCATAAATATCTGGAAAAAATTGTCCTTCCTCTATTAATATAATATCATAATTATCTATAATATTTGTTACAGAATCTAAATTAGAACAAGAAATACATGGTTCAGTGACTTTATCATGAGTTACAATATATGAAGTATTGGAATATCTATTATCAATTATTGGTTTAATAATTAATATTTTTTGATTTAATGTTCTATGTTTTCGAATAATTTGTATTAATCTTGAACTTTTACCTTAAAACATTGGTCCTAATATTAATTCAAGATATCCCATTTTATTTATTATTTAATATACTTCTATTATATTTAATAACTATTTATTTCAATTTCTCATAAAAGTTGAATATATTAAAATATATAAAGATATATTCTAATATATAAAGATATACATATACATACATATAAAGAATGAACTGGATTAATAGCTCTCACACCAATGAAGTATCTGTATTACCTCAAATATCAATATCTACAATTACTACTACAATGAAATTAAATTGTAAATTCAATTTACTTAATATATACAAGCATGTTAAATTAGATGAGAATATAATTGGACTTAAATTTAATGGATGGGTTCGAATTAAACTTGGTAATAATATTGCATATTTACCACCTGCTCCTAAAGATACAGATGTCGAATCAGAAGATAGTAATACTGAAATTAATACGGAAGTTGTCCAAAATAAGAAAAAACCTAAAAAATTATCTTCGCATTATAATGAAATTAAATCATTTTATACAAATTTAAAAATTAAAAGAAGTAAGTTTAAATTTTTTAACCAAGTAACTGCGTATGTTAAACTAGGACCGGATCGTTATATTAATCTTAAAATATTCAAAAATGGATCATTACAGATGACAGGTATTAAAAAAATTAGCGAATGTAATACAATTATTGATAAATTATTTGTAGGAATATTAAATCCGATTAATACAAATTCTCTTATTTCGAATCCAAGTAATACAAATACACTACTTCCTGATTTTATTAATACTCCATTAACACCGGATACAATTATTACATTTATCGAAAAGACAGAAGATATTAAAGTAACAGAATTTAATATTCGAATGATAAATAGTAATTGCCGCGTTCCATTTAAAATTAATCGAGATGCACTTTTTCAGATTTTAAAAACAGAAAAAATTAAATGCAGATATGATCCGAATAGTCATGCATGTGTAAATATCAGACATGATATTAATGTAGATGATACAGTATCTATCTTTGTATTTCAATCGGGTAGTATAATTATTACGGGTGGAAAAACAATTAGTGATATAAATTGTGGCTACCATTATATAATGAATATTATATCAAAACATTATGAAGCAATTAAGAAAAAAGATTTGGACGAATATATTAATTCGCTTGATGATACAAGTGAAGAAAATAAGAATATTATTAGTCTAAGTAATGAAAGTGCATAAATAAATTTTTTAATTACAAAATTAAAAAATTTAATAATATATTTATTTAAGATAATCTCTACTAAATTGATTAAATGAATTTTCGATATTATTATTAATAACATATTCTTGTTTTGCTTTATATAATGAATTATTAATATATGGGTTATTAAACTCCATATCAGGTGGATAATAATTTGGATATGTTGTTGGTATTGGAATATTTTTAAGATTTGCATTAAATTCTAAATAATCTCCAGATGGTATAAAACCGGTTGATGACATCATAGTTGATGGTAAATTTTTTAATACTACTTCACCATTAGTTGTTATATTAGGTGGTTGATATGCATTTACAGGTGTTGGTTCATTTCGTGATAATAAATTTTGTTTATTATCTCTAATATACATATTTCTTTCACCAGATCCTGTTGAGGTTGCATTTACATTATTTGCACCTGCTTGTGGACCAGCATAAGATGTATTTTGTTCTTGTCGTTGTGTTACCATTGGTGTTGTTACTGTAGAATGATGACCATTACCTCCAATTTGTGATACAGGTAATCCCTGTAAAGTATTACTCATAATACGATTAGTTGGCGTAGCTTGATACAATGAAACTTCTCCTAATCCATTTGTATTATTACCCATACCACCTGCATAATTTGAATTGGTATTTACTCTTTGAGTGCTTGTTGCTTGATATTCTGACATATCACCAAATCCATTTGTATTATTACCCATTGCACCTGTGTAAGTAGAATTAGTATTTACTCTTTGTGTACTCATTGCTTGATATGTGGACATATCACCAAATCCATTTGTATTATTACCCATCGCACCTGTATATGTTGAATTAGTATTTACTCTTTGTGTACTCATTGGTTGATATTCAGACATGTCTCCAAATCCATTTGTATTATTACCCATAGCACCGGTGTAAGTAGAATTGGTATTTACTCTTTGTGTACTCATTGGTTGATATTCTGACATTTCACCAAATCCATTCGTGTTATTACCCATAGCACCTGTATATCTAGAATTAGTATTTACTCTTTGTGTACTCATTGGTTGATATTCTGACATTTCTCCTAATCCATTCGTGTTATTACCCATAGCACCTGTATATCTAGAATTAGTATTTACTCTTTGTGTACTCATTGGTTGATATTCTGACATATCACCAAATCCATTCGTATTATTACCCATACTACCTGTAAAATGAGCATTAGTAGTTAATCTTTGTGTAGTCATTGGTTGATATTCTGACATTGTACCTGCACCATTTGTATTATTACCCATACTACCTGTAAAATTAGCATTAGTAGTTAATCTTTGTGTAGCTATTGGTTGATACTCAGATACAATACCTGTACCATTTGTATTATTACCTAATCCACCTGTATATGTTGAATTAGCTGTTGATCTTTGTGTAATATAATTATTATAAGAACCTTTATCTAAATTGGGTAAATTTTGATTTGTTCCGCTACCAGTAATACTTTGTTCTAATCCAGCAAGTGTTGTTTTAAATGGATCACGTACTTTACCAAAATGATCAATTGATATACCTGCTTCTTGTGCACCCGGACCTAATACACCTTGTTCAAATGTTTCAACATCACCTCTATGACTTTTATCAAAATTAAAATTGCCTGTATCTGTTGGTTTTTGAACAGTTGAAATAGTTGGTAAAACAGTATAATTTTTATCTAATTCACCAAACGTTGTTGGTTTTCTATTTACTACATTACCAATTGTTCCGTATTTGCCTCCTTCTCCAGAAGTACCTTTGATAGTAGGAAATGTACCAGATACTTGAGGATTATCTACTCTTCTTAATTCATCTATATTTTTTGTAGGTGGCATGTATGGATCATGAAAACCAATTTTACCATCTTCATATGGAGATATATTTACACCTGGAGTTACATTTACTTGATCAAATGGACGATCACTTTTCTTTTCTTTTCCTGAAAAATATCGATCTTGTATTAAATCAACTTGATTTGGTGTACCTCGAGTATAAGATGATAACATATGTGGTTGAAATGCAGTTGAAAACCCTTCTTCATAATTTTCAATAATATTTGGAATTTCTGTTTTAGCGTAATAAAATCGAGAAGAACCTGTAAAAATATCTAATTTTTGTTCCATATTTCTTGAATTGTCTTCAGTTATTAATAATCCCTTGTCTTTAAAAAAAGGTTGCATGTTATTATGGATTAATTCATCTTTGTTAAATATTTTATATGTCATATCATCATCATTTTTATTATAAGGTGTCCAATTATCGGGTAATGTTAATTTACCCATATTTGCTGGATTTGGTTTATTATCAATTATCATCATGGGCTCAAATTGTTCATCTAATGATGTTAGTTCATTAGTAGGTCCTTCCATCAAATTTTTAGTATATTTAAATAAATTTAACATTGTTTCTCCATTGGTGTTATTATAATTTTTATTAGATGATAAATATTTATTTTCTGAATCTAAATCATATAATCTTTTATTATACAATGTAGGTATAATATTTTTATTATTAGGATCATTAGATAATTCTTTTTTCTCTAATGCTTGAACTGCCATTGTTTCTTGAATTCTCTTTTTTTGATCAAATCCATTTGCTGTTGTTACTGTACCTTTTACATTTTCTACATTTGGTGTATTACTCATATCATCAG